AGACATAGTCTCAACTGTACATTCTAGAGTTATACTCATGTAGACATCAGTAGTCCATTGTTGAGACGCTTGACCGCCAAGGAATATTGAATCTACAGCAACTAAGTAACCATTGGTCCACATCTGGGGCAGGACATCTGTATCATGGGATATTAGTGGGTAATGTTCGCCAGTACCCGGCATGTTTCTACCGTATAGTTTACCGCTTGAAATAACTGCTCTGTTACTGCTAAATACAATGTCTGTTTGACTTTGTGTTAACAATTGGAATTGAGCGGCTGCGCTAGTGTTTGCATTAATTTCTAGCGCTTTACCGTTAGGGTCCAAAAATGTAACGGCTATGTTGTGAATTCTAAGTACTGATTTACCTAAAGCGTCAACATATGCACCTAAATCAATAGGTGTTTCTTGATAGGTGTTACTATTGTCTGCGTTCAAAGTCTGTCTGATAAAAAATGAGTCCGATTTCTTGACCATAAACCTATCATAATAGGCACAGTCTATAAATATTATACTGTCATTGTACTTGAACATCTACTACGATGTAGGTCGGTTAAGTACGCAGTACGCCGAATCTACTGTAATTCAAGAGCTCTATAGTTTTTTTAATCAATAAATTAAATAATAGAACCGTCTAGGACTGTCATGGACAGCACAGATTTAGACAAAATTGTTGACAAATTGCTAGTATTTAGAGGGAGAATGCCTCTAAAAGACAATTTAACATGGTTTCAACGGGAATGCGTAGATGAAATGTTACAAAGAATTGATGATTTTATTGAAGCGATAGACCTTTTTGGTCAATGCGGGGTGGTTTAAGTGACAAAAAGATGGATTTATCCTATCGAATGCGACTTTTGTTATGACAAAGGTATGCAATTGTATTACATTGATGTTAGCGGAGCTCCTGAATCGTACACGGCTTGTATGAAATGCATTAAAGACAAAGGATGGGATGAAGAATGAAGAAAATAGGTCGTCCCAGAAAGGCAGTAACAAAGAAAAACATCTCTGTAAATTTAGCGTCGCATATAATCGACAGAATTAATGATGAACTTTCATGGAAGGCATCTAGGTCTGTTTGGATAGAAAACGCCATTATCAACAGACTAGATTCAAAAATGCCTGATTTAGACGAGTATCCACTTGAAACCCTGGTATGGACAGCAAAAAATCACCCAGATGCGCCAAGATGGTTAATCAGAGAATTAAGTTATTATCTTGAAACTATAGCAAAGAAGCAATCTGGGGAAATTGAAGAAGAACAATAAGATACAATAGACGCTCGCACCAAACGATTCGCTCGTTTTGTTCTTTGTCAATTGGTGCTATTGCTTCAAGTCCTTGAGACATTTCTTAATCTCCTTGAGCTCTTTGAGAATTTTGATAAGTAATTCATTGTTAATCATATTACTCTCTCCTACCTACATTCTGTGAAGTTTCTTTTAGTTTATAGATAATTTCTTCTTTGTCAGTTATTTCATATTCTTCTAAAGTTATGTTGTACAATGGCAAATCTCCGCTATCATAAAACAATGCTAAATGATTAGTAGCCATGTGATTCTCTTTCAAACTTTTGTAATCCATTACTCTTGTTAGATCATTTACAATTGTCCCGATAAACCCATTATCATAAACGGACCTTTGAATCGCCCATTGTGTAAACTCGATTAAGGTTGGAAAACTATCTGGTCTGTTTGTAAATAATGCAAAGCCATCATCGACAGCAATATTCCAAGTTCCAAACCTGTCAAACCTAGTAACTTTCCAAGCGTAACCTTCTCTATCGTCTTCAAAGATGGTGGTTAATGTGTATGAACCGTCGCTAATGCTGTTAATGTCTGAAGCAGCCTGTGTCGCATTGATGGCATTAGTTAGTGATAATGTACGACCAGTCTTCTTCATTTTTTAGCCTCCTTATGAGCCGCCTTTACAGCCGCCTTAAAACCGCCTTTTTTCCATTTACCAGACTTTAGTTTATATTTACCTTGCACCTTTCTGAATGCTTTGGCATACTTAGTATTCTTTTTACGAGGTTTCTTTTTTGCTGGAGTTTCTTCGCGTGCAGCAAGAGTGGAGCTCTCACTCTCTCGCTCAGAGTCTATCAAACGACGGAGTGCCATGTACTCTTCAACTGTAAGCATCATGTCTCGGGCTATGCTAACCACCTCAAGCGCCTTGCTGAGATAGTGCTAGAGCCATTGCGGATGCTTCAGACATAGTCTCAACTGTACATTCTAGAGTTATACTCATGTAGACATCAGTAGTCCATTGTTGAGACGCTTGACCGCCAAGGAATATTGAATCTACAGCAACTAAGTAACCATTGGTCCACAT